ATATTGTGCAGGAAGTAACATTAGAAGTCACCCGGCTGGTCACGGTGGAGCGTATCATAACTGGTACACCCCAGCCAGCAACGAGGGAGCCGAGCACGTTGACGCCGACACCGAACGCAACGCAGACACAAGCGGCATTTATTACCGGGATTGAGAACAGCACAACGAAGCGCAATAATTTGTGGAGATGGGCTGGGTTATTTGCTTCTGTTGGCATCGGTGCAATAGTCATTGGTATGGGGATTGGTGCGGCACTGAGTATCGTGCTACCCCAACGCCCGACCATCGAAGACACCACCGAGACGGCCGCCGATATTCTGACCGTCAACGATGCGCGGCGGGACCGGGAGATTTTGCGGTATCACCGAGCGGGATGGACCAAACGCAAGATACAATTACACGTGTTCAAATATTCCGGCGGGGGTGCTGCTGATAAGGTTGATAAGGTGATTGATGAATATAATGCCAGCTTACGAACCACCCCCCCACCGACCGAAGATTACACCGGGGAGGGGGTTGCGTAGGCAGTAGTAACCTTCGTAGTAGCGCCAAATATTTGCAAAATGGGAGGGGGTGTGGTAAAATATATTTGATTAGGAGATGCAGACAATGATGAATAAAGAACCGCTTTCTACGCTGTACTCCTAATCAAGTGCATCATTTGTAGATAGCGGTTTTTTATTTGGAGTTGAGATGAAGACATGCAATAGATGTAAGAAACAAAAAAGCGTAAATGATTTCTGGAATAATAGAAGTCAACATGATGGATTGCAAAGTTGGTGTAAGCAATGCATGACCGAAACCAGGGATATATATAAACCAAGTCCAGAACAAATAAGAAAATATCGCGAGCGGATAAGCCCAGAACAAAGGACTAAATATAATAACACAGAAGGCTCAAAAGCATCGCGTGAAAAATGGAGAAAAAACAACCAACACAAAGCAACAGCATATAAGAGTGTTTTTAGGGCGATAAAACGTGGCGACATTCCAAGAGCACAAACTCAAGAATGCTATCATTGCAGGGATGTAGTCGCCTCTCATTACCATCACCCCGATTATAAACGCCCTTTATTGGTTGTCCCATTATGCAGAAAATGTCATGCAAAAGAACACGCTAATGAATAGTAGACCCCCCCCACCCCCACCCCCACCCGAAGAGATAGACCTCGACTTCGTATACTCCGACCTGGTCGAAGTCGTTCAAGACGACGCTGAGTTATTCGTCCAGGTGCAGCATGACGGGTTGTGCCAGATGGAAGAGGATTAGGCGATGCGAGACATCATAAAGAATGGGGAATAATTGCCAGACGCTACAATATCCAAATCGCCGCCTGAGTTCTGATATACGAATGTTTCAACATAATCGCCATCGCTTAAGTAGTATTGAGAATTTACGCTCAATCTTGTTGTAAACCCGTTTAGTGCTGTCGTGCTATTTTGTGCTATGTGTGTAGCTCCTCCATACACGATATACACTATTCTAATTCCTGTTGCATTAGATTCAAACTCGACCGCCGAACTAATTGTATACCACCCAGAAAGAGTAGATGTAAGCCTGGATGTATTTGAGACTGTGCTGTGCATATCATAAGGATCTATCTGGCCGGTGTTGAGTGTTAAAACCGTCGCCGCTCCTGTTCCAATAGTTATATTAGCATTATTATAAGCCCGTACATGATACCCAAAATTACCAAAACCGAATATAGACCGCAACGCCGCCGCCAGTTGTTCAATCGTCCTGTATTTCGATAACATAACTTACCCTGCCGCCTGATCTAATAGAACCTCGATGCGTTCTTCCTGGTCGGTGAATGATAACCTCAGCACGTTCGGAGCTGCGAACTCAACCTCATCACAATAACTCACCTGCGGGTCGTCCCATACGTTAGACGTTCCGGGCGGCTGCGTGCCGGTGGGTGCGTTGGTGTCTCGAACGTAGAACCCCGGTTCTAACAATTCGGGAACTACGATACCGCCCGCCTGGTTGTATAATATTCCGTCCCGGTAAACATACTCAACTGCCGTCGGCGCTTGCTCGTATACGAATTTCTTGTCAGCATATACGCCGCCCTTCCAGACGTTGCCAGACGCGTCACCCTGCACGACAATCTCTTGCACCAGATCCCCAACCCGCTGAGATATGTTATCGCCTTCCGAATTGATTGACAGCGCATTCGTTTCAACCCTTCCAGCGGTCACGAACTCAGCCGTACCAATCAGCGTACCGAGTGCCGTACTTGCGGCGGTGGCGATAATATCCGAAGTATACACTCTCCAATTGAGCGTAGACCAGAAACCAGTCGCGGTGATATATAGCCCATCACTATTGGCACTCGGCTTTCCTTCTCCGACCGTAATGCCGCCCGCCGTTCTGGAGACGGGCCAAGCGTATTGCGCCAGCGCCCGCGCTCGTAATGCCGTCGCCCCCGCTGACGACATCCCGCCCGCAACATAATCCATCACCATTAAACCGTAAATATCCGATGAACTTGTGTTCTCTATTGTCCCGGTGTTTTGCTGTATGCCGTTTTCGTCCGTATATGTAACGTTTACTTTATTATGCCACAACGCCGGGTCAAAGGTGCGCCGGTAGTTGATGCCGTTCTTTACGAGGTCGAGCTGCCAGACAATGCCCTCCCATGATGTTATTCCGTAGGTACTTTCGGTTATAACGTTGCCCATCCAGGTATTATAATATTCGGTCCATTCCATCATAGACCCGCGTTGTATCTTGAAGCTCCCGGTCCAGTACCCACCGACGGCGCGGGTGGTGCGTCGCCAGTTGTCAGCTAGGTGGTCGATGTTTTGATAAAGCGCCTCACTTGCCGTTGGCTTGTTGGAGATCACTAAACTCATTCAGCACCCCGCAATGATAACCAACGCTCGTAATATATTCCCGAATCTGTAACATTGACGCTGGTCGGTTCTGCTAAGGTATGCGTACTTCCAGATGATAAACTCACAAGATGAACGCGCCCATCGCCGGGCGGTAGTGTGAAGTAATCGTGATTGATATTCGCAAGGTGGCCGGCAAATATACCATCCACTATTCCAGTCGGTGACATTGCAAAATAGGTGCTCCCGATTGAAGCGTAAGAGTTCAGCTTCACAAATCCCTCGTCAACTGGCATTGGTATCCAGCAATCAATCAGCAAGTTGCCCGCGCCCGCCGTGCGCCTTGCCCAAAAGTAAAGACCGAAGTTTGCCAGCACATCGTCATTATCAACATCACCGTCAATCAGTGCCTTTTGGTTGTTGATGGGTAAAGTGTAGACATCGAACTCGTATACCGTCCAGACGTTGCTGCTAATCTCAACAGTTTGACCCCGACGCCAGAAGTTCAACGCAGCGGTAGCGTCGGCCTGGTTCCCGTATTCAGCATACACTTCCCAAGTTCCCGTTGTGCAATACATTCGGCACAACCCCAGGAACGTCCCGCGCTGGTCGTCATAGTTCCCGGTAGCGCAAACATCCGAGAGGTTCAAGACGCCCAGGGTGTTCCACTCATCATCCCAATTCTGCCCTGATTCGCTTACAACTATATGCCCACCCCCGCTGGATGCCGTGGCAGATGCTGTTACGCAATCCGTGGCGAGACTGGCATCTTCCAATTCCCAGGTCGTCACAAAGTTGGCAATCGTGGGGTGTTTGTTTTCGGACCTAACGCCCATATAATGGTCGGTTCTGTTTGCGGTTGCGCTAATCTCGAATAGCCGCACCCGTGCCCCAACATCGCCGACAATATCATGCGGGTCAGTTGAAGATCCCGAAGCGGTGTAATTGTATACTGTCACCATTCCAGTGTTGGCGTTATCCTGTGGTAACTGCCTGGCCGTCGTGCTTTCCCAATACGGGCCACGAGTGACCGACACCGTGACCGGAATGTCGATACTGGTCGCCTCATCCCCGTACCAGCTCGCCCCATATTGCACTTCAATCTTATGCACCACCGCTCGCCGCTCACCCGTTTCGTTGTCCATCTTGGCATGAAGCCAGACCGGGTCTTCGACCGTCGGGTCGTTGATATACGCCTCTGCCCAGACCTGCATGGCGTGAAGCGCCTGCATATCGGCGGCGATGTTATCCTGGCTCGAATCGGTAAGCAGCAGATGAAGCGTCTCAACTACCGGAGCAGGATCTCCCTTGTATACCGGTGTTGCAACTACCGGGAACCACCCTTGACCCGATAGGCTGAACCCGGTGGTGGTATCGTTCAAGTCTACCGTTGCACTTGCGTGTGAGAATTTCGATACTATCGCCATTATATTTTCCTGCTGATCATTCGCTGCCTGACAAGTTCCTGCTGTCTCAGATAGACCGACATTTGCGCCGGGTTGTTTATGTAGACATTGCCCATCGAATTGGACGTGTTGTAATTATTCGCCATCGCTGGAACGCTGCGCCCGAATGCCTGCTGTGGTAATGCTGAGGAAGCGTCGATACCTTTGGCGAATCCTTGCATTACGAAAGCGCCCAGTCGCTCGAACACCTTCGAGGGTGAACCGACCTCAAGTTCCTGATTGGCGGCAATAATGATGGCCTGCATTGCCTTGTTCATTGCGTCAATCAGGTCTGGAAGGCTGGCCTCAAGTCCTAACTTCATCCCGCCCAGAATATCCTTTGTATCTAGTCCGTGTTCTTTTATCAGCTTGATAAGGTTCATCTGTTCTTGCAAGAACGCCAACTGGTCTTGCTGACTGCGTAATCGGTTGACGCGTTCCTCTTCTTTGTATAATAGTCCCTTGAGATATAACTGACGGTTGAGCAATCCCTCAATGGTTTTTTCTGATTGGATTTTTGCTTCAATCCACAACTGCCCGTCTTTCACTGTCTCGAATACTTTCCTCTCGGCGGCGAGTTTCTTTTCGACTTCTTGCAGCTCGCGCTTGATAGGGTCAAGCATGAATTTCTCGTATCGACCTGCGAACCCGCCGCCAGCACCAGACAGACCGCTGCCAACTTCCAGTAGCTTAATTATAAAATCATCGAGCCAAGACTTATTACCTTCTTGCGCTAGCTCTTTTATCTTGCCAATTAGGATGTCCATTTGACCGGTGACTATCTTGATACCGGCGGCCATCGGTGGGTCGGACTGTTGTATTATCATCCACAACGCGCCCCAGTCGAAGTTGCGAATCTTCTCAGCAAGATTTTCTAACTTAGTCTGTAAATTACCAAGTGCAGTTTTTACCGCATTTGCACCACCCTCCACCTTCCACAAATCCTCCGTTAGCCCCTGGAACCATTCCCTAATAGCCTCGGCAATTCTATTGCCAATCATTACACCGAACGCGAACACGGCTTTTTTTAGATTGTCAATCCATATTTTAGCCTCTGTTATAACATCGACAGCCGCCTGCATGACTGGGTCAACATCTTCCTCCCAGAAGGTGACAAAGGTCTCCAGCTTTGTCTTTAGCTCGCCCCATGCGTCAACCTGTTCAACGATGGCGGTAGCCGTATCCTCGCCGACCAATGCGTTTAGGTCTTCGAATGAAGTTGTCAAATCCCCGTTAGCATATTCGACGACTTCCTCCATCGCTGGCACGAGTTCATCAACGAACCATTCTTTCGCTGTTTTTGCTGCTTCGGGAATATCGGTGAAAAGGAAATCATAAATACCCTGTAAAGCGTCTTTGATGTAATTATCCCACGCATCAGTCAAGGTCGTACGGATACCCAACCAATCCTCATCCCAGGCAGTCCTTAGCGTTTTGATTGCGCCGGTGACCGTTTCGCTAATCCACTCCCAAGCGGCTTGAAGGATGGGTAATATCTTCTCCCATGCCTCGGTCAACTTTGTTTGAATGCCCAACCAATCCTCTTCCCATGCTTTGCGGAACGCAGCCACCGCTAAGACAATACCGGCGAACATCAGTATAAGCGGAGCGAGCGCAATTATAAATGAAGCGATTGCGGGAATTACAATCGACGCGATTATGACACCTATTGCAATCAGCACGTCCTTGAGTTCAATGTTCTTATCAATCCAATCCGTGATAGGCTGGATGAACTCTTTTATCTTATCCATGTTCTCTTTCACGGTATCAATGAACCCGACTATATTGTCTTTTATAGTCATTATGCGCTCAATCGTTTCAGGCGGGAACATCTGATAGACGGCATAATTGAAAGCGGTCATTGGGTCAGCGCCCTTCTGAATTGCGTCAATGAACGTGCCCACAAAACCAGCAACATGACTGAATACATCAGCGACCCGCATCAAGACTGGCACGATTTCACGCCGAAACAGGTCAACCAATGGCGGTAATATTTTCGCCGCCATCTCCCCCAACATCTCCATCAGTGGTTTGACCACCGGTATCAGTGCCAGACCGATTTCGTCTTTGGTATTCTTCATCGTAATCTTGAACGACTCGAACGCTGCCGCGGCGCTGTCTGCAAGGTCGGGCATATTGGCGGTGTTTTCGGCCAACTTCTCCATGACCTGGTTCATCAACGCTTTTTGCTGCGCTTGCTTTTCGGTGAGGGTGATGTCTTCTTTCATCAACTCGGCGGCGGCTTCATTCGCCGCTGCCAGGTCAACGGTGATACCCAGGTTGTCAAGTATCATCGGCGATAGACGCCCGATACCAGTCACGAGCGAGTTCATCATAAAGCCCATGTCTTCCCCGGTGGCCGCTGACACCTTGCCCAGATACTCCATAGCACCGGGCAACTGGTCAGTGAGAGAATCGCCAACCAATTGAGCGGCCTTGTTATAGCTTTCCATCATGTCTCGGTTCGTTATCATCCCCGCTGAACCTTCGCGCATAGCAGCAAGCACCGCATCGGCAGACTTGCCCGACGCTTCCGTTATTCCATCGAATGCCTGTTCTATTCCTTCCAGACTTGCCGCATCTTCGGCGAGCTTATAAATCCCCACCCCTAACGCAGCCACCGACGCCGTTGCAACCCCGATACCAGCAACAGCGACTTTGCCCAACTTTTGCAGGCTCTTGCCCATCTTGCCAAAGACCCCTTTCGTCTGGTCCTTAGCAGATATGATTATATTTAGCTTTGCATCAGCCATCAGCGGCGCTCCATTTTCCGATTGTGTTTATCTGATTGTCGCTTTTCTTCTTTCGCCTTCTCGCTGCGATAGAACAGGAAGCGCTCGACCCAATACTGAGAAGCGTCTTCGTCAACCTGCCACGGTGGAACGCCCCAGGTCTCCGCCATTTCGAGCGTCGCAATCCATAACGGCATTGGATAAGCTGGGTGGGCGACGCCCTTGATGTTGAGCGTCAGCCCCTTGTAATCCACCCAGCTTATGCTTCGATAGGGTTTTCAGTATCCTCACCCTCGGAAGAACCGCCGACCGCTTGCATGAGTTCCATTATCTGCGCCTGTGACGCGTCCCATAATAGCTCACACGCTTCATCACGGTCAGCGGGTTCGGTCACATAATCGACCAGGAACTCGACCATCTCGTCAACCATTTCGGGGGTCGGGTTGTCAACGCTGAACGCCTTGACGAATACCAGCGCTTTCTTTTGGCGTCGTAAGAATCCGGGCGCTTGCTCATCGGGTGGGGTGAATACCAGGTCTGTCATGGTAAACTCGCTGCTTCATTCAGTACCAGGATTTCAGCTTTCAGGGCAGCGTCGGCGTCATAGCGCACTCGGATAGTCGCCTCAACAACATCGTTCCCGTCTCGTTCATCTAATGCTGACCAGTCTTCATATACGCCAGCAACGTCAATATTCATCAGCTTTGTAGAGTATGCGCCGGTGTCAGTCAACGCCGACCCGGTAAACTGCAAGCGGTATTGCTGAGGTGTGTTAGCCCGATAGATTGCCTTTTGAGCGACGGCCGAAGCGTTGTGTTCGTAGGTCACACTCAGGATGATTTCATCCTCAGTGAACTTGGTGAGACTGAAGTCCTTCGACCCGTCTACCGCCCAATATTCTTGAAGTCCGGTAGTCCAGTCCAGCGAGAAGCCGAAAAGCGTATTAGACACTGCGGTCGTGCCAATCGTGCCGCTGTCAGCGTCAATGTATAACGTGGCGTTGTTGACCAGAATTTCCTCAACAACTGGCAAGCCGCCGGTGGTTGAAGTGAATGTGGTATTGGTCGCCTCGCGTCCAGTCCATTCGGCGCTCATCATCATTGCGCCCATGCCCTCACCCGCCAGGGTGAATGATTTTACGAAGGCATAGTCGAACTCTTCCGCTTGCTGGTCGTCACCTCCCTCTATCGTATAAGTTGACGTTGTGTTCTGGGCGGTGGTCGGTGCGGCGTATTCGTAAATGAAACCGCTGCCCGTGCCGTCCGCTGATGCCGTTGCGGTATTGATGCCCGCCTGGAAGATATAGCCGCATTGCTCGAATGTGGCCTCGACTTCTCCCATCGACAATTCAGACCAATAACGGGCAATATATGAGCGGGTTGTGCCGCCCAGATAGCCCACGTCTTCGGTCGGGAAGATGACTTCGTGATTATCTTTGATGGTTCCAACGCCGCGCCAAATTGCGGTGGCAACTACTGGCGTGCCGCTTGCGCCGGTGGTTTCGACGCCTAGCTGTAACTTTCTTAGTGCTCGTGATCCTGCCATGATACTTTCTCCTTATGTGGTAATGTCCGTTTGGATCTTGACTTCGGTCATTGTGTAGGTGACGCCCAGCGTATCAACACCACCCCAGGACAACGGGCCGAATGTGTAACTGATGGGTCCGAATGTTGCCAAATATGTATACCCGCTGGTTCGTAATAATTTATATAATTCTATTGGTATCGTGTCGATTAGATCCATCACTTTCGTATAATCCCGCGGCAGGTCTTTGCGCGCAACGTGCAACTCAATATTTATTGAATGGATTGCCCGCATGAGTTCCGGCGGTCCGATATTATAGTCACCGAATGAAGGATACACCACCGCAAACGGGAACGAGTTGTTGGTTTCGGGTGGCTCTTCTGGAACACGCCGAATGCCGCTTATAGTTTGCAGCTCATCAATGATTTCACTTATCGCGTCTTTGAGTGCCATTAGAACCTCAGAATATAGGGTAAGACCAGCATCATAAAATCAGTGTCAGCACGTAAGTTCGTTACCACGACTTGAAGCTGACCGACTGCCGCCGCCGCACTTATACCGAGCGGCGTATCTTGTCTTTGCATCAGTCGATTGGTCGCCAGGTAGCAGGCCTCTGAAATGGGTGCGGGTGCTGACGACCATCCGAACTTGCCGGCAATCTCGACACCCTTCGCGATACCCTTTGGGAACCAATAGTTACCATTGGGATTAAGTCGGATCTCCCGGTAAGGTTCGCTATCAAGCGCCGCATTCCAGGGCCAGAGGTCATAATCATCCGTAGCCGACCAGGTGTTCTCATAAGTGCGGTCGTTATCGTTATCAGTCTTGAGTGTCGTGATTGATACAATCCGATTAGGTAATCTCAGGTAGTCGCTGTGGGTTGCTGTAAAGTATCGGGTCTCATCGGCGGCGGTGGTAAAGAAACGCTGCCAGCAAATATGGTCAATCGCCCTTGATATGCCCGTGATATACGATTCGATTGCGCCGTCGTCTTCGGTGTCTTCGATGTCGTGGCGTCTCTTGAACTCTGCAAGTGTTCCGTATCCGTTTGTTATAGCCATAAATCACTCAACTCGTATCGCGTGTATTGTTTCACCAACCATCGCCAATTATCGGGCCATGTTCTAATCGGCCAAAACCTGTCTACCAGCCACTCGAAATCGTGTATGCGCTCTTCCCATTTGTTATTCCACCAGTAGTCCCAGACGTGTAGATAAACATTAGTCAGTTCCCTGATTGAAACCCTGCCAGCGACTTCCGGCGGGCTTGACCAATGGGAACTAGGTTTCGACCAGTGGGCGTACCATGTCTTTTTATTTCTCAACACCATACCTTCGATAGGCCCAAGCTGGACGGGGAGCGCTAACTGTTGCGGCTCTTCGCCAAATGTGCCATACATATCATTAGTCATACCGCCGATATAATCCCAGAATAACGATCTATTCATAAACCAACATGAGCCCTGGAAACTCATCTCTTCTGAGATGTCATCGTCTTGTTGGCGTAACTGCCGCGGCTTGTCGGGTCTGGCGGTCAATCGTGGGCGATAAGGTCTTGTAAATGGGTATATATAAGACATCGCATCCACATACGGCTTGCTTTCGACAATCTTCCAGGTCGGTGCGTCGAACCAATAACGTCTCGGTACGACAATGCAATTATCAGGACAATCGCTCTTGAGTATCTTGTCCCATCCTGGACCGATAGAACAATGAGCGTCTATCTTCATCAGATACTTACCGGTTGCTTCTTTGGCGCCCTTGTCCAGACTGTATCGCATTCCCTTCACGCCTCGATTGCGCAGAATACGAAGCCCTTTCTTTCGATTGATTCGGTAGTCAGGCTTTTCGCCGTCAATCACAAGCAGCACTTCGATCTCATCTTCGGCGTTGTCGTATAAGTCTTTGATGGTTTCGTTTATGTATGGTTCTTTGCGGGCGGGCATAATGACGCTGACTTTGCTCATGGCTTCACCCAATACCAGGAATTGCAGGTCAGGATATATACATCTTCTATCCCGTTGTTGTCGGCGTATTCCTTGACGGCCCGCTTGACGCCCGGCTCATCGTTGCTGTAATCGTGACCGGCGACAATGCCGCCAGACCTCACCTTCTTTGACCAGTGCCTAATGTCGAACGATACGCTCTCGTAGCTGTGGTCTGCGTCAATGTAGACGTAATCGAGCACTCCATAACCGAACAACCTGAGGGCGTCTGCGCTGGTCTTTCTGATAATCTCAACATTGTCAAGTGGTGACAATCGCTTGATAGCCTTCTGATAATATGCTTCGTTGTACCACGGGTCTATGCTGTATAACTTCGCATTGCGGTTATACTTGGCGAGAATGTGAGAGAAGTTGCCCTCAGCCACGCCAATCTCAGCACCCATTTGAAATTCAAGATAGCTGAAGACGGCCGCTAGTCCTGTGCGCCCGTAGCCCTTGTGTATTTTATTCATGCGGACCTACAATCAATTCGGCTTGACTGATTGCCCGTGTCCCACCAACGGCGGTTACAAGTTCGTCGTATTTATTCATATACTGCGCGTTCTCGCGGAAGATGCCCAGATGATGACCGGTTTCATAGGCCAGGTCTGTCTTTTTCTTTAGGAACATTCGCAACTGCTGAAGCGCTTCACCTTGCCCGGTCTGCTGCCATAAGTTCCAGACGTATTCAGCGGTTCCGGCGGCGTGGTTCATTTCGTCTTTCTTGGTCTCGCCGTCAAGTTGTGCTTGAGCGCATACCCGTTCAAACTCTTGCCTACTAATCGGGTCGGTACGTTCAAAGTATCGGAACGCTTCGGATAATGCCCCGGATGCCTCGCCCGCTTTCATGGCGGCGCTTTCCAGGTTCAGCGATAGCCTGCCCACGTCATCGGGTTTGAATGCCATCATAGCGTCATTCATCTTCTGGTCAATCTTTTCCATTGAACGCTTGTTCAATCGTGCAGGTGGAGCCAGGTCGTCAATACGAAGCTGGAAGAACGACGGGTCAATCTGTAACTCGCCTTCGTATCCATATATCGGCTGATTAAATTCAGACTGCCAGCACTCCATCCTCAAATCAATACCGCGCCCGTGGGCGAAGCCAATCCAGAATGCAAAGTTGACCGCCTGGTATCCGTACTCGGTATTGCTTGACAGTTCATTGCCGTATAGTTCGATGTGTTCGTATCCGAGGTGTATAGCAAGTGCAAGCGCCATTGCCGGGGTGCTGCGTAGGTAACGGTAAGGGACCATCGACAAGATTTCTTCGAGCGGGTATTTCTTGGAATTGGGCACTCGTTCATCGACATCCATCATCCAAATAACATTATCGCCGTGGTCTTGTTGAAGCCAGGACCAATGGTCTTTGTTTACCCAGTTGGTCTCAGACGTATATACTTCGGGCTTGTGCATCTGGAAGGATTGCGTCCAGCGCTTATATGTCTCCGGCTTTTGAGGTGCTTCATTGTATAGCCAGATTTCGAACTCTTCATTTTGGTAAGGTGCATTCTCCCTGGTCTCAGGGTGACTTCCAACTATGGCGAGCTTTTTCACAGTATGAGCCTTTCACTAGAGATGGGCGTCCCCCTAACGCCCACATTGAACATAGTATTACGCAGAAGCAGAAGCCGTTGCGCTGATGTGAGTAGTTTGCTTATAGCGGGCTTCCAAGAAAGCGAAGCCAGCAACCAATGTTGCTTCGGCATCGACGTCAGTCAGAACCGCGCGAGCGTATCGGTATTCGTTAGCCGCCAACTCGTCCGGGTCAATCTCGATGAGATAGCCCATGTTGTCATTCTCATCTGGTGCTACTGCAACGCCAGCCGAAGTGGCCGTGGTCACAGCGCCCCAGGTGTTAGCACCAACAGCGCCGGAAAGACGATACCGGAAAGCGATAGCCGCCTCGGCCCCGCCTTCAGCGGTTGCGCATTCAATGGTGATTGTCCAGTCATCCGTAACGGTTGCGCTTGTAACGGCCCCGAACTGGAGCAAGAACCACGCTTTTTGAGCGTTGCGAAGGTCCACATAAGGACAAGTGGTTGCCGTGCTTACGATGTCTTGCGGAGCAAGAAAGCATACGATGTTGTCATATCCTGCGAATGGATTAGCCATTTTATTTTTCTCCTTATATTAGATTCGGTTTAGGTGGAAGCTGCGGTCAGCACAACGAACGGTGACAGGGTGTCGCCTGCGTCTTTTGGTGTCAGTGCTGAGTTCCAGAGCGGTTGACCATCGGTTCGATAAACGAAGCGGAAAACCGTCTCATCCGTCAAGAATTGAACATGAATGGATGAAGCCGACTGTACGCCGCCCTTGTTGATGGTCTGGTATTGGCTCAGTGACGCCAGCATAATGTCGCCGGTCGTTCCCAGTGCCGCGGTATGTTCAATCTCAAGATACGGCGCACCATATAACGAGAATGACGGGTTCGCTTGCCCAGGCTGGTTATTAGGCAGCAAGAAGGGCGCATTACCCAGGGTCAGGTTGATAAGCTGCGGGAACAGGGATTGATTAGCAAGCCAGACGTAATCACTCACGCCTGCCCAGCGTCGAGCCCACATATTAGCGATGTCGACCTCATCAACCTGGTTGGCGTCAATGCGTGTCACGCTCACCAATGCGGGCGAGTTCATAATGCCCAGAGGCATACCAACGCCGGTTCCGGTGTAATATGCGTTCTCAACTCTGAAACGCAGTTCTTCGGGAACTGTGCGTGATAGCCAGGATTCCAGCGCAACCGCATCTTCCAGAAGTTCATCGGTCGCATAGCACAGGGCCGCAACCTTTTTGAGCTTCAATTCCATTTGACGGAATGTCGGCTTGCTCGCGGTCTTCGTTCCACCTTCGGCCATCCAGTACCCCAGAATGCCACCCCAGCGGGAGCCATCGGCGCGGCTGGTTTCATCAACTGCGTTATATAGCATCGAGTTGGAATTGGGTCCAATCTGGTCGCTTGCAACGCGGCTGATGATTTCACCACCGCTGTACATACGTTCGATAAGCCCGCCAGCTAACTGCGGTGACAATAGATACCCACCATCGGCGGGCACGTTCTCGCTCAACCCGGTGGCCTTGCGGCTCAACAGTCGAACGTCTTGCCGCGATGGATAGAGCGCGGCGTTTTTGACAGCCTGGAAAAATTGCCCGGCCGTCTCGAATGGCTGGTCTGCCTCATCGACCTCGACTTTTACTTTCGCGCCTTCGGTCTTTGCGGGCAGATCCTTCATAGCCTTTTCAACGCCAGCTTTGACAGCCGCTTCAACGTCCACCGGTTCCGGTGTCGATTCGGCTCCTGCCTTGACGGCATTATCAAGCATCTCTTGGAGTTTCTCCTCAGTGATCTCCATTTTTGTTACCTCCATGTTGTTGGTCTTTCTTTGACCATGATTAGTTGCTTCTGGACCTGCCCCGCCTTCTTGAACTGGCTCTTCGCCTGGTTCATCCTTTGGCTCGCGTTCCATCAGCGGTTTAACTTCGATTGATTTCAGCGGCACTACCCCATTGCGAGGTTCCGCCGGTGTCGGTGTCAGTGATGCGTCCAGACCCAAAGGCCATGACTTAATCCACACCGCGTCATTCTTTTGCTCATGTTCTACAAGATGACCGGCGGTCCCACTTGACCACCCTTGCTTGCCCTTCTCTGCCATCTCGTAAATATAACTTTCGTATTCGTCCCTCATGTTGAGCTGCGCTTCTGCCCATACCCCGAAGTCATCGGTCTTCAGTTCAGCCTTGCCCAACTTGCGGTGCTTGAGTACCGGGTCTTGACCGTGCTGATAATAGACCGGAGCGGTGGAAGCATCCCCGAAGTCGGTATCCTTCGTGAAGAACTCACCGACCAGGTCGGGCTCTCGCTCGCTGGTGAAGCGCACCAGGTAGCCGCCGACCTTTCCCTCACCGAGTGCCTTGATGGGCTCCCCGTAGTATATAAGTTGTTCTTCGTTGTCTTTGTCCATGCTCACCTTCCTAACAAAAAAACAGCGCCAGAAATGCAAAAAGGGAAGTGTAAACTTCCATCTCTGCTTTTCTGCCGCTGTCTATTGACTAATCGGCTCCATCAAGCTGTGTTTATTCGGTTGCCCCTAGTCTAGCATATTACGGGGATGTTGTCAAATCCGCATCCTAATCAACCGCGCCGGTACGCCCGCGTTGACGCTGTAATCCTCTCCCCATCGTCAACCAATAGCCGCCGAAGGTCCGCAATCTCGGCGATGGGTGATGTATCGTTCAACTTCGCATATCCGTAGTCAACCATCGAACGCCAGCACACCCGTTCTAATCGGTCACGCTGCGCCCGTGTCACCTTCGGCTTGAAGGGTGTCACATGGGTGACTGGTAATTCGGTGTCAATCTCAAGGTCGAATAACAACTGATGGGCATCTTCCATCTTGTATATCTTGACGCTCGGATGTTGATACATCCCGTATATGGTGCTGACAATATCACGGTCCAGCCATTCAACGAACACGTCCCATGGCATACCTTCGGCGTACTGCGTCAACCCCATGATGACGCTCCAATACTGACGCGAGTTAGACTTATACAGCCAGTCGTTGTTGTTGCGATACGCCCAGATAGAACGAAGCCAGTCTACCGGGTTGCGCACCATCGTAAAGCCGCGGTCAATCGTCTCAGGCAATCCGTGGTATGGACCGACCTCGACACCCTTGCCCATCTGGTCGGTGAGGAACTGACGGAAGCCGAACCCGCCGCATTTCGGAATGTGGATGAACGTACCCCAGTCGCCTACGTATGCCATTAGTCACCACCAATCAGAGGCATGAATACAGACCTCATCACATTTATAGAGCCGTCGTCAATGCGCCCGGTAACGCTGACGCCATTGCCACCGAATGAGGTGCTTATCAGGTCGAGGTGGCTACCGGTTGACTCTTGCGGCACATCGAACACCAGGTCAAATATAACGCCGTCTGGCAATGGCGTCGCCGGGGAGGTGAAGCTGTAAAGCAGCACCGTTACATGGTCATCGAACCGGGTGTCGTCGGCCATGACCCAATCGTCGGGTAATGCGCCCCGCTCAATACCTTCGTATGATACGTTATCGTTGTCATAATAGATGTGGGTAATTATAGCGTCAACGTGTACACCGTTCGATGTGAACTCCATCGGGACCGAAATCACCATGCCGGGCGGCGTCCATACGTGGCTAATATCGAGTACAGGCATGGGCGCACCTTGCCCGAATATGGAAGCGATGAGCGCAAGTAGTAATGCTTTCATTATGTCTTCACCGTCATGCCGCTTGTTATCGTCAAGTCGGTCGGTTTCAGGTCAACGTTGTCGAGAAGGTCATTCATCACCTGGAGCGACACGTCGCAGGCGAGCGTGTTGTCCTTTGCTAACAGGTAATCGTTATATGCGACCTGCCCCTTCTTATCAATCTCCAGCTTGCGGTCGGGGTCATCTTCGGCCTCGAACATCTCTTTCAACGTGTCGAACTTACCTTTGGCCTGGTGGAACTCGGTAAGGCGCTCATCGAACTGCTTCTGGTATTCGGTCTTTATCTTCTCTAATGTCTGCCTGCTTATCATCTGAAAACCTCCATCGTACCCGTACAATGCCGAGTTCAGCAAGTTAGAATTATCTGGAATGTACACGTCAACGCCGCGACCTTGCGCTAGTCCTATCAGGTATTCGGTCCCCGCTTTCTGGTATGCGTACTCGGTCCCCGACGCCATCTCAATCCCGTATAACTCAATCCTATCGAACTCCTCAAGCAGCGCCAGACCGAGCATATACGACACCGTGCTGGTGAAGTAAGGGCGTCCTACGTTGGCGATAACTTCATCAATGGGATACAAAACCGACGCCGGTATCTCTGGGTAATCTTCAATCATGTAAATGGGGAAGTCGTGCGGCTCTTGAAGCCAGGCCCAATGGTCTTCCATTTCATCCCCTCTTGCGTTCAAGTGCCAGCGTGGATGTAAGTCAAGAAGTCGGTCAACGCGTGGCGGGTCATACTGCCACACCCAATTGACCGACCATATCTCATCGGCTTCGCTGTTGTGTACTAAGTCCCTTGTCTTTGGAGCATAGCAGTACAGGGCGACTGATTTCACTATTCTAGCCTTTCACTTATGCGGCGTTAGTATGCTCGTACCATGTAAGATGCAATGTAGCGGCGTCGGCGGCTGCGCCATATACGCTAACCTGATAGTTGGTATTCTGCTTCAGGATAATCTCATCCCTGCCGCCCGACTCAGCACCACTAGAAAAGCGACCGTCACCAAATATGTACTCATCAATTAGCGTGATAGTGGCAGCACCCGACTCGGCCAATGATGCGTCATAAGACATCTTGGCAGCAACCGCCGCGCCCGTGTCCCATGATAGCATTCCGCTCGCCCCGGTGCTGTTACGGTCACTGTTCAAGATGCTCACCGTCCCAGTCGCTCCGGTAGTGCCGCCGGTGGTCGAGTTCTCAATCAGTCGAACACGCCAGCCCGCCGTGCCTTTTACCGAGAAGTTGAAGTGAGCCCATTTCTCGGTATTGGGCGTTGTCCAAGATAGCGTTATCATGTCGTCTGGACCTTCCATCGCATCCAGACTTGCAACGCTGTATACCACGAAATAATGACTGCCGCCGTGGATTTCGTGGTGTGCGTAGTCGATAACCTGCAAGCTGTTGGTAGATGCGTCCGCTTTCAATGCCACATCTTTCGTTCCCGCTTGCGCTCTTAATTTTGTGCTGCCCATGATATTTACTCCTTATTTGTCTAATGCCTGATTGATTGCCTTGATTAGCAGGTCGGTGACTTCTTTCGTCTCTTCCTGTGCTACGGTCTGGGTGGTCTTCCATCCGTGGTCACGGTGGAATGACGCCTGGTGTTCTTCATCCTGAACGAATGGTCCATAATGAACATTGTTGCCAACGATGGCAGTCAAGCCAGCGTCACGGGTCTTGATAGTCCACTTCTGCCCTAGGTCTTTGGACGTCTTTCGCATACCAAACGACCCATCAACCCTTGCCCAGAATGGGCCGATACCACGATAGTACCAGCGCTTCGGATACGGGCCTTTTACGTTCGCATCTGTTGGCGGCGGGTACGTCGCAATCTTGCCCTTGACGTGCTCTGCCGCCCCAACCAGCCCGGCCTTGACGACCTCCAGCCCTTCGATGCTGTTGACCTTCTTCATCAACTTGTCGAGCCCTTCGATGCGAACGGTAGCGTTAGCCATCAGGCCACCAGCTCGTGGTTGAGCCAGCACCGACAGCGCGGATGGGCGGCCTCTTCGACGTGCCAACCATCGCCCTTCTTTTTGCCGTGTCTTGGCTCGCAAATAGGGCATACGATTTCATCATGTCTTGTCTGCCATACTGCGACCATCTGTATCCCTGATTTCTCAAGCTCTTTTACAATACCAACCTCACCCTGCATGGCCGCATTCGTAACTTCGGTGCGGGCTATCATAGCGGCACGTTCTTCGCTATACCAGGTCTCAAGGTGCTTACTCAATTCACCCTGTGTCCATCCTTCTTCGAAATAGCGCGGGATTGCGGCTTGTATGTTTTTCATACGAGCATCGGTAATATCAAATATCAACTCCCCGGCGTGCTGCCTTGCCCAGTCTGCCGCGGCTTCATTTACTAAGCCCCAATCGACTTCTAGCGCAACTTCTTTTAGCATCCTCTCCGCACTCGCTAAGTATATTTGCGAGCCAGTTGCTGCGAAAAAAGGGCGTAACTCCTCCCCAATATCATCCCAAAAACTCGGCGGTATATTGTTTATATCTGGCGGGTCACCGACATATACCAGTAACTGGTCAAATAAAGACTTGAGCTTACCGCTCAGGTCTCTTGCATACAATCGTTCTAAATCATCCCGGTCTGGTATATCAGGCATTACGGGTATCCCTTCCAGGTAGCGATGTTGTTCTGCTCCCTCAATACTTCAATCAACTCTTTCATGGCGTCGGTCTCGGTGTCTTCCTTCGGCTTCTCAATCAGCGCACTTGCGAACACCGACCGGATCTCTTCGGTATCGGTGGCAATCTTCAGCCCTTCGGTAACACGCTCGAACACCTCACCCGATATTGCCGCCGGGATGAACGCAACCGATGAAGCGTCTCCACCACGCTCGACCGCTTTCAAACACTTGCCTTGCCATAGTGACAACTCGTGCCGGGCGGGTGCAAGGTCGACCGCTTTCTCTTCGAACGGGTCGGGTGGTTCTTCTTGTATATTCTCAAACGGGTTCGGCGCTGGTCTTTTGGGTTCGAAGTTGTCTATCCCTGCCATCTCGCCAGCAGACGCCGGGTCAATACCCGCATCCACCGCCGCTTTCATAATGACTAACTTCTCCAACAGTTCACTACGAACACCCGCCTCTGGGTCTTCAACGGGTGGAAGCCCAAGCGATGCGCGCACCTCATTCTTCTCTACAACACCGCTCTCGATATGGTATCCAAATATCTCCTCTTGCGTCGTTCCTTCAGCCATTCCATCCTCAATCAATTTCCAGTCCTCATCCGATAACTCATACCCTAACGTCCTAAGTGCCACCGTCAGCGGCATACCGGATGTTACCAGGTGCGTCAATGCCAGCGCCCGTTCTTTTTCGTCATCCTGCATTACGCTAATGGTCTCAGGCAAGAACACCATACGCAATCCCAGCTCATCAAATAGTTGCTCATTCAGGATAGACGCAATCCAGTTGGCCTCCGGAATAATCAGGTCTTCGTACCAGTTGCGCTTATCCTGATTGGCGGTGGCGTAGTTAGCAGCGTCGGGGAATAACAGCGACGATGGAATACCGGTAGCCAGCACGATTTCGGTCTGCTTGTCTTTGGTTAGTTCAACGTTCTCTAGTTCCTTGATACCCTCACCGACGATAACGGGTTCCATTTTATCAGCGTTGAGTACCCTTGTTTTCCATGAGTTTTGAATGCCACTAATAACCCTATTCCACCAAGTAGTAAACTCCTCGGATGTTTCACGACTTGCCCCGGCCATTGTGAACAGCATCGCCTTGATAGCGCCGCGGCCGAAGTAGTTCTTTGCGAACTCGTCAACGTTAGCGAGCACCCCGCAGGCGTTCAGCGCCGACTTGACCGGCCAGGATGAAGGCGGCCCAATCTCGACATACGGGTCCATTCCCCAGAAGTAAATAATATCATCGGTCGTGTATGTCCTGGGTACGCCGTTCTCGTTGCGCTTCCAGACGATCTCGCCAGACTGCGCTTTCTTCTCGTCCAGTTCCATGCTGTCGGGGTTCAGGTGGCGCAGCTTATCGAAGCCCGCCGGGTTCTGTTCCCGCTTCCAGTACGCCGCACCCGCAAGCACCAGTGATGCCTCAATGAGATACAGCATCTCGAACATTGACGATACCAGCCCTTCCTTGTTCTGGTAGTCAACGGACGTCTCGACCTCTTCATCGCCGCGCATGATGACCCACGGCAAGTTGGCAACAGCGCCCCCACGGATGTCAACGGCTCGGTATAGCGTCGGGATAATCTGGTAGAACGCTTGTGGGTTCTCTTCGTCTACCGGCTTACCCGAAATGTAGGTCCAGGCGTCGGTGTCCTCGTCCCATAATAGACTTGATTTCGTTCCGATGATGTCATGTTGTATTTTGCTCATGTGAAGTACCATTCCTGTGCACCGCGCACCATCAGCGCCCGCGCTATAACTGTGTCGTCGTGTAATCCTTCCGGCGCACTGTACTGACTGCGCCCCGTGATGGGTGACACCTTCCTCTCGTATGCCTCAAGCTCGCCCGTCCAAATCGGGTCTTGCTGGAACTGCCATTCCTCACGCTCTAATACTAGTGCTAAGTTTTCGATGAGCGGTGGCTTGCTCTGGGCAGTGGTCTGGAAGCCCGACACCGGCATACCCGCCCGTTGTAGTTCTTCGATTACCGGGTCGCCCATCGCGTTGCTTTCGGCGGTGATGCTGGTCATGTTCCATTTACTATGAAGCACTTCCAAGCGCTTGCGCTGGAAATGATAGTCTATCTGGTTGAAGCGGTCTCGTGCTATCTCTTGTTTGCACGTATTACACCCGACCGATATACAGGTAAAGTCGGCCTGCTTACCCCAGTCAACACCGGCAATAATATGATGCCCTTCGTGCTCTTTCGGCGTCGTATCGGGTGCGCTCATGCAGGCGTCAATGTTGCGAAATACAGCGCCCTCGCCTTCCAGGAATACGGCAAGATACTCTTGCTCAAATATAAGTTCAGGTAATAGTTCCCGTGCCGCTTCAATCTCGGACGGGTCAATGTACGGGTTGTCACTGGTCGGAAGCTGCCAGGATTGCCAGTCACCGTTCCCGTTATCGGTGGCTAATCCCTTCTGATACATCCGAAAGAACCAGTTGCGACCCTTCGGCGTACTGATGAACATGGCCGAACCTTTGCGGTCCGATAACGCCGGGCGTAGTGCTTCAGTCCAAGCGGCCTCAGCCACGAATGAACATTCATCAATGACCACCAGGTCCAGTCCTTCACCACGCAGGCTGTCGGGATTGTCTGCGCTCCGTACTGTCACCTCGCCGCCGTTCGATAACGTTACTTGCCGGTCAACCTTGCTGATGTTCGCTCCAATCCTTGCACCCATGCGCCGAAGCGGTCTCCATCCGACCTCGCCCATCTTGTATGTCGGTGCGACCCACCAGGCCCGCTTGCCTTGCGCCGCGTAGTCCAGGCACTCATGTACACCCAGGCGCGTCTTGCCCCATCTGCGACCGGCGGCCAGAACTTTGAAGCGTGCCGGGTCAACGTGTACCTTCGTTTGCCCTGGATGCGGGGATGCGTTAATCGTGTACGTTGTCATCGTCCCAATTTACCACATGATTGATTTCGCCGCTGTGCTGTTGCTCGAAGCGTTCCACATAGCCGCGGTCCTTGCCTTGTGTTTTCAGAAAGAACAACAATGCGGCGGTATTGCCTTTGAACATCTGCTTATACAGTTCACTTTCGGCGTCATCAATAAGCGACTCCCGCGCTTCTTTCACAACATCCCATAGACACGGGTGCTTTTTATTCAACGTGTTATATAGCCAGGTGCGCGACTTACCAAACGACCGAGCGACCGATGTCAAATTGCCCCGGTGTTCCGTTATCTTTTTGCTGATGTTGTTCTTGGTTGCGTTCATCTTTTTATAGTGTCAATTATGTAACTACTCCGGCTCACACGTCACATTCAAAACAGCGCCCCATCGCTTACACTCAGCGAGCTGCGCCATCTGCATAATACTATCTTCGGCCATGTCCAGCATCACCCTTATTGCGCCGTCGGCCATTGTCTGGACCCTTATCACTTCGGCCTGGAACTCTATCTTTTCGTTGCTCTCTGACATACTCTTTCCTAACGTGTCGCCTGCGTCGGTGGCGCTCACTCTTGGGCATACAAGTCCTCTACCGGTCTTCGACATAAATCCGTCGGCATTTCGACCGGCCATCCGTTACCGCATAAGGTGTACCAATACCACGGCGTAGGTAGTTCCTTCAATCGGCGGTAGTGCTTTATCTGTGCTTTCTCGTATCCAGCCTCTGAACCTCGCTTCCATAACACGGCAGTTTCGGATAAATACACCGGACGATTGCGATTGTCTAGTGTCTCGGCATACTCGTATCGGGGTTTGCACCCATCTAACAGCCGATCCCAATAATGCTCGTAGCAGTGGAACGATATTCCGTCCACACTCGACCCTGCGGTCTCAAGTGCGTCATTGATAAATGGGTCGTAGATGTTGGATACTGCGCCCATGATGATTGTTGCACCGGTCACATTCTCATAAATGTGATCCACGAATTGACCGTACAGTTTTCCGTCGCCCACACATCCTAACAGTTCTGGGTATATGGTAGATACTGCGTCTGGTTCGTTCCAAATCTCAATGTACTCCGGTTGATACCGGTCAATGATTGCCTGGACGAATTTCGCGTATTGCCACCAATAGTCTCTATGTGGTAAGGTGCATATCTCACCGCTACCCATCCAGGGCGGTCGCTGCTTGACCGTTATCCAGTCGGCATGAAATCCATGCAATTTGTTATCTGGAATATGCCAGTCATAACCCGTTGGCGTTATTACCAAGTCACCACGTATGCTGATTTTCAATCTGGTGCGCTCGTTATAATACCGCCCCACGGTATGTAAGCTGCTCTCAGTCTCAACACCTACATTGGTCTTATCATACGTACTCTTTATGATACTTGGCATGTATAAATGATACACAGATTGTAAAGGTGCTGACGCTTCTTGTGGCTCATCCTGTACACATCCGTACAAGATAATCGATGCTAGTATAACCAGGATTATACTAATCGTTATCTTTCGCACAGCAATTCGGCGTACGCCTCGAACACGTTGCCCGTAATCGTGAATTGAACTTCAACCCGATACGTAGTGCCGACCGTCAATCCCGAAATCTTAGGCAGCGTGATAACGTCGCCTGTCACCGAGGTGCTGCCAGACATTGCGCCCGTAGTGACGTCGGTGTAAGTGTCACCCGAAAGCGAATATATCGCCGCGCTCGTGCTGGTTGGCGAGCTTCCCCAGTTGGTCGTGGTCAGGGTGTACGCAATTTCTTCGTCACTGCCCTGGTACTGTATGCCTTCTTTGATTTCTCTTGAAGTTGCCATTTATCTATCCTCTACTGTCCAGGCGGTTCCTCTGGTCAACAATTCCCAGGTTACATCACGACTGTCGATAGTCCATCCAAGCGAGCGAGCTAACAACGTCCAACTATCAACCACCGGCGAAACAGATGCAATCGTGATACCCCGATACAACCACGCTATATGCGGGCGGTCTTGTAATCCTATCGTGCCGTCGGCTACCGGGTAGATCGGGTTACTGGTGTATCCCGACACCGACCGCCGCTTGTCGTGGGTGTCAATTGCCATTAGCTGTATTCGCCCTTCTCGAAGGTGGTCCCGTCATCTGATAATACTGCGCTTCCGACGTTGGCGCTCCCGGCGTCATCAAATATCTTGTCCTTCGCTGCTGCGGTCGTGCGCTTATTGCGCACCGCCGTGAATAGGAAGGCCAACTTGTCATCATGTTGAGCATTGGCAGCCGGTACGCTTCCCGGTTCCGCCGCTGATTGCGCCCAGACACGGGATGATATATCGCTCATGCTGGAAGCACTAACATCGACCCCGGCGTCTATCTGTGATTGAATGTCTGAAATCATCGAAGCGTTGAGTAATAACTGGGAGTCAATATCCGAAATAACCGAGGCGTTCAATAATACCTGGCTGTCCAGGTCACTGATAGCGCCGCTTACGTTGGCGTCATGTAAGGTCAAGGCCGAGTCGATGTCACTGATAGCGGAGGCGTTTAGTAGCACTTGGCTGTCAACGTCACTTATAAGGTTATAGTTTACCGTCACTTGGCTATCGACATCACTTATCATGCTGGCGTTCAATAGCACCTGGGAGTCAACGTCTGAAAGATTGGATTGCAATACAAGTATGCGACTATCGACCCGCGTCCCTTCGGTGGTCGCCCAGACACGGGAGGCAATGTCGCTCATATCGGAAGCCGAAACACTGGTAGCAATAGCGCCCACCTTTGACCCCAAATCCGAATGAGCATCTGATACCGCGGCGCTGATATTCGCATCATGCAAAGTCAAGGCCGAGTCGATATCACTAATAACGGAAGCGTTCAAGAGTACCTGACTATCCAGGTCGCTGATTGCCCCGCTCACGTTCGCATCATGTAATGTTAGGGCCGAGTCTATGTCACTTATCAGACTGTAATTTACTATCAACTGACTATCAACATCCGAAAGGTTCGATTGCAATATCAATATACGACTATCAACCCGCGTACCCTCTGCCGTTGCCCACACCCGGCTTGATATATCGCTCATATCGGAAGCGGTCAAGTTCACACCCGCCGCGGTGACTGCGCTGGCAATATCGGATATATCGGATTCGGTAAGCGTTACCGACACGTTGCCGATTTTGCTGCCCAGGTCTGAGTGAGCATCTGATACCGCCGCGCTTATGTTGGCGTCGTGTAGGGTAAGCGCCGAGTCAATATCCGAAATTGCCGAGGCATTGAGAAGTACCTGACTATCAACGTCCGACACCATCGACTGAATAACGAGTATGCGACTATCGACCCGTGTGCCTTCGGTCGTTGCCCAGACCCTTGATGCGATGTCTGACATATCGGAAGCACCCACCGAAGCGGTGACACCTCCAATCTGTGACCCCAAATCCGAGTGAGCGTCACTTACCGCCGCACTAATGGCCGCATCGTGTACTGCTAGAGCGCTGTCAACGTCTGACACCAGCGAAGCGGTTAATAGCAACTGGCTATCAACGTCACTTATCAGGTCATAATTGACCGTTAGCTGACTATCAATATCCGAGATAGATCCCGAAATTCCGACAACGTATGAGCGCAAATCGCTGTGTAGGTCTGACAGTTGGGACCGGGCGGCTGGCTCTTCTGGCACTCGACTGTTGAAATTACTATCGAGGTTCGATAATACCGAAAGAACGCTATCAGTCATCGAAGCGGTCAATAATAGTTGGCTGTCAATGTCCGAAATCATGGAAGCGTTGAGCAAGACCTGAGAGTCAACATCCGAGATTAGATTATAATTCACGACTACCTGGCTATCGACATCACTAATCGCCCCGCTCATTCCGGCCAGGTATGACAGCAGGTTGCTGTTAGCATCTGATAGCTGACTTTCAATGTCGTCACCCGTCTCGAAAATAAGTATCTGGTCTGCGCAGCCCGTTTTGCGGAAGACATACATCAAATAATCATAATTACATTCGGCGGCTTTCAACGTCTGTTGAAACAGCCCGGACGTGACCAGGGTTGTCGCCTTCGAAATCGTGCCACTTGTGAAGGCAGCACTCCCGCCATGGTCAACGCCGAAGAACTTCTTCGTTGCGCCACTGTTGAAGTCGGACGCGGTGATGCCCGACTCGATAGATGCAAAGTCGGTGCTATCCACCATTGGAAACATAATCTGGTTCATTGCGTTCTTTTTGAGTTTAGACATATCCTTTCACTCCAAGCAGAAGATTAGCCCTTCCGCTGTTCCTGGCTTGCCCTTGTACCAATACCACTTCGATAATTCAAAGCCGTGACGCTCGACCAACACCTTGAGCGTGTACCATGAATACCAGGCAACGTGTTCGCCGTTTACGTGGTCAATCCCGCGCATAGCATAATACTGCGTAACCGACCCGTGCGCGTTGGGGGTGGTCAGTATGACGGTCTTATCTTGCTCCCGTAATAGATCCAAGAAATGCCCGGCGTTCGATAGGTGCTCGATAACTTCGGCGGCAATGATAACGTCAAGGTCGGGTATATATGGAAGTTGTTCCGAATGGTCAAGGTCCATCTGATAATAACGCTCTTCGAATACATCGGGAAGTACGTCAATGCCGTGGTGTTCTTTGGCTACCTGACGCAGCATCTTACCCATCGGGCCGGTGCATCCAATATCCAGCACCGTCTTATCTTTGGCGCTCTTCATCAAGAACGCCTCGCGATTGATAACTGGCGCAAGGGGAACCGGGTGCATCATCTTATGATAATAGACAGATGACAGCCCGCTGTGTTCTTCCGCTTCGTCCAGGTGTTTATATATATCGTTCATATATGCCAACCGATTGTCTCACGGTCTCATCAACGTCGTGATGGTCTTCGGCCCATACTCGATAATCAATCTTGTCATAATTCGCCCAGCAATCAATGATAGCGCTCGCCATGCTTTCGGGTTGAAGCTCACACTTCCAGGGGTAATTATCATGTTCATTATACCCTGGCCCGATGAACGCCTTGCCTGCTCCGAATGCTTCAATGCCGCGGGCGTATAGCGGATACAAGCAACTTACCACCATATCAACCCGGTTGTATAACATATTGACATCCTTCTCGTAGCCCTTGATAGACCGCAAGAATGGCCACCATTTGTTGTTATCGGCTAATGCGTGGAAGGTCTTTTGCATCTTTTCGTTATTGCAGTTGTAAAGGTGCAAGCGCGCCTTCGGGTACTTCTTCCAGACTTCTTGCATTGCGACGCATAAATACAACGGGTTGCGCTGCCCTCGCCAGTTCTCAATGTATAGGATGGCTGGCTCGCCTGATAGTCTTTCGGTGACGCCTTCCATCGGATAGAACCTGTCCAGGTCAATACCCTTTGGAACCAGGTAGGTCTTTTTTATGCTATTCCAGATTGGCATTTCTTCTTTTCGCATGGCCACGAAAAAATCCATCTTCGGCGCAAGGTCAACGATGGCCTTCATGCTGACACCGTTGCCAACGCTAGATAGTGGCTCGCCGTGCATCCACATCCCGCGCGGCTTGTCGTTGAAATAACTTTCATAAGGCAGTTGAGAATGAACCAGTTCAATGTCAGGGTCTGTCATTATCCCGTGGAAGGTGTTCCCGTCGGACGGGTTGCGCATGGTGACCTCGTGGCCCTGTTTCATCTCGCTGTTGGCAAGTTCTAACGTGCTAACAAAAAGACCGCTCAGCTCTTTCTTGACGTAATGCGTTATCTTCAAGCGTTCACCCTCCAGCTTATCCCGGTTCGAATGCCGTGGGTCTGGGCGTCGGTGTTGTAAGTTGTGCGCCCAGCGGGAGCGGATGGCGCATAATACACCGCGGGCGACATGACCGGCGCATATAACTCCCAGGGGTTTTGATAGATGTGGAGGACTTCGGCGTCTGACAATGCTCGGTTATAGACACAAGCATTGGAAACGTTGCCAGACAGGTATGCACTGGGCGAACTGTCTCTGCGTGCACCTATTCCTAGTTCATCTGCTACAACGCCTCCCTCCGTTGATGTATTTGACGCTATATCTAATCCATCGAAATATATTGATCGGAGTGAATTGTTATTGAATACCCCAACTACATGATGCCATTTATTTAGCGTATACGTGTTTGCGCTGGAGACTCTCCCACTAATGGAGGCCTCAAATCGGTGCCATGCACGTACTTTATTTGCGGAGTCAGTTTCTATCGAAAGCCAATTACCACTAACAGACGAATCAAATAAACCCAGTATACACTGTTCACTGTTTGCCTTATCTGATCTAACCCATACAGATAAAGAAAGTGGAAGAGTCGTTAATGGCACTGTCGATGTTTTAAGATATTCGTTTGATCCATCATCGAACAGCATTGACCAACCACGCGCTCCCGCTTGCCAGACAGGAGTGCCGGCCGCGGTCATCTTAACGCCATCAACACGGTCAATTAGCCCACCACCATAACCGCCCCGACCTCCAGTAAACGGTAGCCAGAACGCAAGCCCCTTCGCTTGCTGTGAGTGCTCATTAATCTCAAACGGCATATTCGGCGCGTGGTTGAAAGGCCACCCGCCATTGAGCGTTTTGAAGGTCATTGAACCTCGTCAGGAACTGGTGTCATGAAGAAGCCATTCTCGTCAACATCATTGGTCAACGCATCGGCTGAACTGTTCCACATTACCACGTTATAAGCGCGCTCGTAAAGATACACGAACCCACGAACCACCATCTCAACGTCAGCGGTTGCTTCATCAACAACGATAGAACCTATCAAGCGCAAGTTGTTCAGCTTATCAACAGCCGACACCGCCGCACTGGTAGTTCCATCGTCATTCGCTGGGTGCGCCGTTGCGCCATCAGACGACCCAGCCCCTTTGATATAAAAGTCAACAGTCTCACCAAGAACCGGCGTGGTCGCAAATTGAACGAAGCCGCAAAACTCGTATAATGCTGGCGTAGCAGCTACGCCGCGGTCGCATTGCGCGGATTGACGACCTGCGGCCGCGCCGATGTTGTGCATCTCGAAAGCGTAGTCCTCAGCCTGGGCAGCCGCCGCCGGAACAAACCAAACAGTTGTCTCTGGGTTTTGGTATACTAAATTAGCCATAAATCACCTCACAAATTAGCCGAATGACCGACCTGGGATATCGAGATTGTTCGACCCTCGCCCCATAGAACCTCAGCCCGTGACCCGTCTCTCTGGACAACGGCAATAAGATTATTCCTGGTATCCGTTCCTGCTTCAAAAATGTCTAGCAAATTGGTTCTTACCTCCGTTCCATTTTCTTTGGTAGAGATTTCTATCAAGGCGGGTAATAGCTGCAAATAAAGCCGTTCGGCCGCTGACGCTGCAACCCAATCGACCAGCGTTATTTGCTCTATGATTTCTTTGGGTTGTACATTTGTTCGCTGTATTGTTTCACCATTCGCAGGATCATTTATCAATCCAGCAATAACAGCATCCTCTTTCCACTCGCCGCCAATCTTGTACCCCAATCCTTCGGGGTCGGCTTCAATCTCATCATGTAACGCTTGCAAACTGTATTCAGCCATATCTATCTCCTATACTTGTACCTTATCAGCCCGGCAGAATAACGCAACGCCTTCGGCTGTTATCTCCATCTGGTAATAATCCCGCGTTCCATCCGCATCAATCAGCCCAGGGTATACCTCGAAGGTCTGCCCGGTGGTGAACTTCTTGCGCGGCTCGTATATCGCCATCATTGGTTTAGGACCACCCTTTTCGGGAGGCACCTTATTGTAGTCGTACACGTAGCACGCTAGCACCTTGTCACCCGTCACTGTTGCGGTCACGGTGTCTTTTGCTTCGTGTTGATGTGATAGCACCTTCAGCTTTGCAACCTCGTTTGTTAGCAGCGTAAACCCTTTTTCGAGTTTACTTATAGCGGTTTTGTTCTCGAACATTTCAACTTGTAGTGTATTAACCTGGATGGCAAGCGCCTGGTAGTTGGCCTCCAGCG